GGGGGGGTGGGTTGCTGTAGCCATACCCGCCACGGTAGCGCAGTGTCACCCTGTCGGCGTTAGTCCCAACGGGTGAGATGTCTCGCAGATAGTCGCCTGCGACTAGCACGGGCTGTCACCATGGGGGTGAAGCGAACGCAGACTGATAGGTGTGCTGCCTAAATCGACGTTAGTTTCACGCTCAAACTGCCAGGCCAACGTTATTTCGATAACCACTGAGCAAGTAACAGTGTGATTCTTACCGTGTGACACCAGCCCCCTGTCACTGTGATAGTTTCGGCGGACTATCCACAGGACGAAAGGGGGCTACCATGCCCGCATACGAGTCCACGTCACTGAGCGTGGCGGTCCAGCAGTACCAGCGGCACCTGGAGTCCAGCCGGAAATCGGCGTCCTACGTCTACTCCGTCGGCGTCACTGGACGCCAACTGATGAAGATCATCGGCGACAAGAAGATGCACAACATCAGCGCCGACGACATCTCCCACTACAAGACCGCCCAGTCCCACTGCTCGGACCGGACGTTGAACGTGAAACTCGTTCACCTGCGGGGGCTGTGCGCGTGGGCTCGGGACATGCGCCGCTGCCCCGCCACCTGGAATCCGATGGCACCGCACCGGTCGGTGACCCGGCCCCGCACGGATGAAGCGGTGCGGATCGCCCGGTCCGACTGGGACACGGTGCTCGACGCCTGCCCCCACCCGGTCGCGAGGGCGATGACCGCTGTCGGACTGTACTGCCTGACCCGTGCCAGCGAACTGGTGTTGACCACACCCGACGCGGTGCCGCCCACGATCCAGTCGTGGGACGGCGACTGGCTGACGATCTGGCGGACCAAGACCCGACAGTGGGACACCCTGCCGGTGCCGTTGGAGTTGCAGTCCGAGATGCACCGCTACCTCGACTGGTACCGCGACGAGTACGGCAAGGTGCAGAAGTCGTGGTACCTGTTCCCCACCTCCCAGTGGGAGTACCAGTCGGGGATGCAGCGCGACAGTAATGGGCGGATCATGTCCGGTCGGCGAATGTTCCACCCGACGCAGCCGATGAAAGGCACCGAGTTCGCGCCGAAAGCGATCCGCGCCGCCGGCTACACCCACGGCCACCACGTCGGGTTCCACACGTTCCGGCGTTCCGGTGCCCGCGCGTTGTACGACGAGCTGCGTGACGCGGGCCGCGACGGGTCGCTGCGCATCGTGCAGACCCTGCTCGGCCACAAGTCGATCGAGATGACGGAGGTGTACATCGGGGTTTCCGCTGACCGGGAACTGAGGAACAAGTTGATCGCGGGTCGCTTCATGTACGGCGACTCGGCCACGAAGAACGAGGTCCGGCACCTGTCGGATTACCGCCACCGCAAGAACGATGACGACGACGGCCAGGCACCCGTGGGTGCCGTGGTCCGTTGAAGGTAGGGGAGAAGCAAATGCGTAAGTCCAGTGTTGCAGCGGCAGTGATTGCCGCTACGGTTACCGCAACCGTCGCAGTGGTCCCGACCACTGCCCAAGCCGATTGGTCGGATGTGTACTTCGTGAAGCAGGCGACGATCCAGTCGTTCCGGCAGATGACGTACCGGGATCAGCGGGTGCTGTGCCAGGTGTGGCGTAACACCCCCAGCATCACCTACCGGTCGCTGGTGCCGGTGGCGGTGGAGCACGGCGTCACCCGCTACGACGCGAGGACCGGCATCCGCCTCGGCATGAACAAACTGTGCCCCACCTACTACCCGTCCCACCACAACACCTACTGAAAGCGAGTGAACTGATGAGCGACATCCACCACATTGACGAGTACACGGTGATCGCCGCCGTGTGGACGGCGTTCCTCGACGCCGACCCTGAACTGAGCCGGTCGCAAGTCCACACGATGCTGGACTTGGCGGACGCAGTGAAACGAGGTGAGCCCAGTGCGTGACTACCCTGCGCTGCGCTGCACTACAACCAGAGAGGCCGGGTAGATGGCAGTCAACAACGAAACCGTGGCAACCATAAACAACGACGTCGGGCGGCGGCTAGCCGCCGCCCGCGCCGGACGCAACATCACCCAAGGCGAGTTGGCGGACGCGCTCGGCTCGGGGTGGAACGACGACACGATCGGGGCCATAGAACGCGGGGCACGTAGACTCGGCTACGCCGAAGCGGTCGCCATCTGCGCTGCGCTCGACCTCAGCCTCACCCACCTGGCGGCTGGGACGGACGCCGCCCGGCAGGTCCGCACCCAAGACGCCGCCCGCGCCGCCCGCGCCGCTGCTGCCGTAGCCGGAGACGAAGCCGTGTGGACCGCGATAGAAGCTGGCCCCCCGCCCGCACGCCCCACGGCCCGACAGCGCGCGCTGGAAGCATGGCTGGCGGACCTGCCTGAACACGCCGCGCTTCTCGCCTACGACACGGACCGTGGGTCGTTCGTGAAGGCACCCCCGGCCACCCTCGACCAGGTGGGGGGGTGATGGGGATGCAGGACACTGCCGCGAAGGTGCTCGGCACCCTCATCATCCTCGTTGTGTCCGGGTTCTGGCTGCTCACCGTTGTCCTGCTGTTCGCGGCAGGGCAAGGTGGGCCGGCGTTCGCGTCCATCATCGTCCCCCCGATCGTGGTGGGGACCGCGTTCCTAGTGAACACCACCCTCGGGATCGTGGGCCTCGCCCTCGCCGGACTGTGTGTGGTCTTGTTCGCCATGTCCTAAGGTGGGGGCCATGCGCCAGACCGTAATGAACACCACGGTCACCTGTGACTACGTGACCAAAGGCGGGAAGCCGTGCAGCAGGGAAGCCCACTCGTATTGGGTGGTGCGTGACACGGACCCCGGCACCCGGTGGCGGCTCGACTTGTGCGACACGCACGGCAAGCCGCTGCTGGAACTGTTACGCAAGTGTGCGGTGGAGGACCGCGAGCCGCCTCCCGGCAAGAAGAAGCCGGGGGGCGGTCGCCGCCATACGATGCGGCGGACCGCGATCACACCGAAAGACTGACGGCGGTCACGACCGCCAGGGTCCAGCCCCAACTTCTACATGCCACTTCTCGCCCGGCACCGGCAGGCACAAGCCGTGCTTCCTCATGCTGGCTCGGGCGGCGTCCACGTATCCGATCGACTGGTACGTGTCCCAGTCGCCGGACCGGTCCAGCATGCCGCAGTCAGCGGCACGCGACCGGCAATGGTTCGATGTGGGGGTCTTGCCGCACTGCGCCCACGAATGCGGGTACCGCTTCGAGCAGCAGGTGGCCGCCAGGTTGCCGCCCCGCAAGTAATCCTGGTAGGCCACCCACTGGCCGTAAGCGTCACGCAGGCCACTCTTGATGAGGATGATCCGCTTGCAGTCTTTGCCGACGGCGTTCAACCGCTTCAACAGGTTCCTGCCGTCGCGACCCTTCGGCCACTTCTGCTGCGGCGCGAGACGCAGGTACGGGTACCGCCACCGCCACACGTTGTCCTTGATGCTCACGGCTCCACCTCCGGGTCCAGCTCGGGCAGGTCTACCGTGAAGTCCGGCTCCACGTCGGGAGCCGGGTCGGACTCGGTGACCAGCGACGGTCCCTCCGGTCCGACACCCCACGACGCAACACTGGTGAGCAGTGATACGACTGCCGCCACCACTGCGAGGCCCAGCCCTTGTCGCCAGTCAACGTCGGCCAACCCCACTCCACTGCCGTAGGTCAAGATGAAAGCCACGAGGGACTGCGCGAACGTGCGAAGGGCACGTTCCCCCACGTCCAGTAACTGTGTGTTCGTCACGACCCGGACTAGCCGCTACCGTTCCCCCAGTGAATCGGTGGCCCGATGCTCGCTGCGGCGTTCCATCACCACCGACTGGATCAGCGCGAGACGCTCATCCATGCCTTTCTGCCGGTCCTCCATGCGGTCGATCTGTTCCTGCATCCCGTCGATACGGGCCGGCACGTCACCGACGGACGCGCCGCCGTTCTTCTTCAACGGTTCCGTCGCGTCGTCAATCATCGACTGAATCCGCCCCAACACTTGTTTCACCGTGAACCACGCCACTCCCCCGATCGCCGCCAGCGAAGCGGCCACGCCGCCCGCGTCCTTGATCCACTGCGCCAACACGTCAGTCTCCGCTGACTGTGGCACCACCAGCAGCCACACGTCCCACGCCAGCAGCACGGCATCCAGCATCATCATTCAGTCCACTACTCGTAGGGTCACGTTCAACCAACCCAACGGGTCGGACTGTGCCGGGCGGGACTGCGGGACCGCCTCCGTCACGAACTGCACTTGGTCCACGATCACCGTTTTGGCTTCACCCGTCCCGAAGTCCTGGTACGGGACCGCCACCCCCGACTTCTCCAACGCCTCCAACGCCGACACCCGATCCCACACTGACCGTTCCACGGTCGGCCCGCCACGCACCCGTTCCCGGCGGGCACACAACAGGGGCAGGCGTATCTCGCGTTGCTTCACGTTCGCGGGCATCGACCGCACCTGATACCCCGTCAACGTGGGACCTGTCGTCGTCGTCGCCCGCGTCAACGTGAACCGGTAGCCGCACTGCATGCGGGGTGTCCCGTCGCTGCCTGCCGTGTCGTACGCGGACACGGGAGTCGTCGAGCCCAGGCCGTTGGCGGTGGACTCGTCGGGCATCCACGCGGGAGCGACCGTGCCTGTCGTGGCCGCATCCATCGTGGTCCGCAGCCGGTGGAACAGCTTGTCCTCCCAGGTGTCGAACCGGATCAGACCCGTCCGAAGCCACCCGGACGCCACCAGCTCGGTGGCGTGCTCCATCCACACGCCGCTGTTCTTCACCATCATCGCGACCCGACCCGTGGTGCCCACCATCGCCACCCGCGCCACGTACCCTTCCGACGCGGACAGGTGGGTGGTGGCGACGTCTTTCGCGTACGCGAACCGCAGCCCCGAGTCATCGACGGGGGCCGACAAGTCCAGCCGCCACACCCCGTCATACCCGTCGGTCACGGCCCCCGCCACGTAAGCGAACCGGTCCCACACGCACGCCGAATACGAGTAGGCGGGTGCCTCGATCGACAACGGACCCACCCGCAACTGCCCGCCCCGGCCAATCTCACACACCCGCACACCTTTCGTGGTGCACAGGATCAGATACACCCCCAGGTAGGAGGTCATGTTCAAGATGAACTCCCCCGCCGGCATCTCGGCAGCCACCGTCGGTGGCGTGGACTGGGGCGCGGCGTCCACGTTGCTCGTCTCCAACGTGGTCGCATACACCATGCTGCGGTTGCCGTGGATGGTGGTGGACGTGCCCGCGTACCCGGAGAAGAACACCGCGTCCGGGCCGGGTGCGATCGCCGACCACTTCCAGTCCGTCTCCGGATGCGTGTACATGAGGCGGCCCGTGTCCGCGTCGTACCCGTCCGGCAGCGCCTTGCTCGGCGTGGACAGGTCCGTCAACTCGTACAGCCTGTTGTTGACCCCGGCGTACAGGCGGTCCTTCGCCCACCGGATCACCCCGTTGTCGTCCGCGCCGGGAATGGTGAACACTTTCGAGCCGTTGCCCCCCGGCAACGGTCCCTTGTAGATGCCGTTGTTCGACAACACCCAATACTCCGCGCCGGCGGCAGCCACCGACCACACGTTCGAGGTGCCCTCCGCGCCGTCCTCATAGTCCACCACGAACGACCCGTCAGTGGATACCTTGTAGCAGCGGATGTCGTCGCCGTCCTCATACAGCAGCCCCGAGTCGCCGTCGTGCGCCCACGACACCATGTCCCCCCACGACGCTTGGGGGTCTTTCAACGTGGCGCGGCGCAGCAGCGACACCTCACCTTTCGTCCACGGGTTCACGCCCGCCGAGTCCGCGAACCGGTACTGGCTGGACTGGTCGCCACGGATCGGGTCATAGAACCGCAGCCCCGCCCCCAGGTGGAAGCTGGACTGCGACCGGTACCACCAGCCTGTCAGCGACTGTTCACCCGGCTCACTGGTCTGGTCGATCTGGTCACGGCGTGACTGGGCGGGTTGCCGCACCAGCGGCGACTGGTTGGTGGGCCACAAGTAGAACGGGACCCCGTTGATGGCTACATCGAACGCGGCGTGACTGTTCGTGTACGTCGGCATCGCAGTCCCTTCACATCTGGTAGTGCAGGGTGCCGACCTGGTATTCCGCTGCCAACCGGGCAGCGGCAGCCTTCAACCGTTCCTGATACATGGCATACAAGTGGGTCGCGTACTTCGTACCCGACACAAACTGGGTGCCCTGCTGCCCCATCAGGTCACCTTCAGCGGTGCGTTCCGCGACCCGGCCCGCATCGAGGTAGTTGGCGCACCGGAACGCCGCCCCCAACACCACCGTCTCCTGACAGAACGCCGGCAGTTTCGTGGTCACGTCGAACGCCGTGTCACTGGTGAACTCACCCGGCGTCTCCTGCGTCACCACCTGCACGTTGGACACGGTGGGCACATCGAACACCGTCAGTTGCCGACCCGACGCTGACACACCGGGAGCGGTCGGTGTGTACTGCCACCGCCGCGACGGCATCCACACACCCGACGGGCCGCGTGTCTGCCACCGCACCGACAGGACCCCGGTGACCGTGGCAGGCAAGTCGTACGTCAGCAGCCCACCCGTGGTCGGGAACTCGTACGAGCCGATGCCGTACAACTGCGGGTACACCTCACGCAGCGCATTGTTGATCTCCGCGTACACCTTCGCTGTCGGGATGCGGGGGTTGTCGCGCACGATGGTGCCCGGCGGCCACGCCGTCGGCGTCGTCCCATGCATCCCACGGATCACGTTGCTGAACACGCCCGTACCCGTGTCGATGGAACGGACCTGCATCAGTTCGTCGCCGACTTCTACGAGGCCAGGGTTGAAGCCCACCCCGTCCGGGAACGCCGACCCGGCGACGGTGAACGTCGTCGCTGACGACGTGACCGCCCCCGTCAGGGTGCCCATCAACTCCTGGTCCGACAGGTACCCCGACAGGGACAGCAGCACGTCAGCCACGAGGCCGTTGCGGGTGGTCACGCCAGGCTCGCCAACGGATTGTTCGCGTCGAACGCTCGCCCGGTCTTGTCGCTGATGTCTACCGCCTGCCTGATCTTCGCCGTCGTCGTCCCCGCAGGCTGGATGCCTTGGGCGCGGGCGTCACGATACGACTGCAACTCCGCATCCCACTTCTTTTCACGGGTCGCGTCGATACCCACATGGGAACGGCAGTAGAGGACCCGGAAGTTCGCGGCACGCAGGCACTCACCCCACGACTTGTGGTCCTGCGTCGGACACCCAGCACGGCACGCCATGACGGTGAATAGCCCCGGCGTTCACCGAGTGAATCAGGTGGGCAGTTGGCCGTCGAGGGTGGCGAGAGCGGCAGCCTTCGCCGTGTTCGCTTCCTCATCCAGTCGCCGCGCCTCCCGGCGCTTCACCTCATCCAGCAGCGTCGCCTTCAGCCACGCCTGGTAGGTGGGTGCGTCACCGAACGCCTGCACTAGGCGTGACAGTTGCGGCGCGGTCACCGTCAAAGTGGGTAGGTCAGGCATCGTTTCTCCTTCGTGTTAGGCGGGGGTTCCGGGCAGTGTCGCGGGCCAGGTGTCGGTCGTGAACCATACTGCGGTAAACGTGTAGACGTTGGCGTTGACGAAAGTCCCGTCCCAGTAGACGGTTCCGTTGACTTGAACGCTGCCTGCAGCGGGAAATGTCTTAGCCGTGAAGTTGAACACTGGCTGATAAAGGGTGTCGGGGTCGGGCACGCGGAAACCGGATGGCAAGGTTGCTATAGCGCCGCCCGTGGTGCCAACCTTGGTGCCTGCC